TACGCCGATCGCCAGGGCCTCGAGAGCGGTGACCTGCAGCGCAAGGCCGCTCTGGGTCGCGCATATTTGGAGGGCAAGACCCTCGGCTTCAAGGCCAACACCAGCCTGATGGGCAAGAAGGACGTCGACGGCATCATGAACGACGTCGTCAAGCAGATCAATCCCGAGTTCGGCAAGCCCGGCACGGTTCAGAACTGCAGGCGGTGTACCTTCGCCTACGAGATGCGTCGGAGGGGTATGGACGTCACCGCGACGTACACCACCAATGCCTCGGGTCAGCACATCGTCGGTCTCCAGAACGCCACGACTCCCGGACAGGACAAGGCCACTCGCGGAAGCAAGTTCTACAAGGAAGTTCAGACGCAGTTCAAGGCGAACCCCAACCTGAACTTCTGGGGCGACAAGAACATCAACGACCCGAACTTCAACTTCAAGGCTTACAAGAAGAAGCTGAAGACGGAGGCCAAGAAGAACGGCACCAAGACCAGCTGGATCAAGCGCAACATGGCGGCCGACCAGGCTTTCCACGAGAAGCGCGCAGCCAACATCCAGAAGGAGCTCTTCAAGCAGGGTGAGGGCGCCCGTGGGGAGCTCGGTCTGGCCTGGATGCTCGGCGGTGGTCATAGTGTCGCCTACGAGAACGTCGGCGGTAAGGCTGTCGTGTTCGACACCCAGAGCGGGAAGAAGTACGAGACGCCGAAGGAGCTTTCGAGCCTCATCGGTTTCGCCGGCGGTGTGGCCTACACGCGTCTGGACAACAAGCCGCTCAACAACGACTATCTGACAAGGTGGGTACAGGATGCTTAACATCGAAGAGGCCCAGGAGAAGGTCCTGGCACAGCCCGGAGTGGCCGGAATCGCTGCGACGGTCGTGTACCACAACCTCTACCTCGTCAGGGTCGTCTTCGCTGCGGAGGACGAGGCCCACTACGACCCGTTCTACTCCGTCGACAGCGAGACGGGGGCGGTCAACGAGTTCTCCTTCCTACACGACGGAGATCCCGCGGAGATCACGGCGCTCTTCCTGGCAGAGGAGCCCGACGACCTCGAGCACACGGACGAGAGCGACGACTGGTTCGCTCACCACGGCGTCAAGGGCATGAAGTGGGGCGTCATCAACAAGGACAAGCTGAAGGGACGGGAAAGCGGCAAGGCCGCAGAAGACGCGGTTGTCGACTTCCTGAACCATAAGTGAGAGGGGTGATGCCTAATGGGAATTCTGGATAGATGGACTCGCGGCGTCAACGCCTTCAAAACTGCGGGGACAAGAGATGAGGACTACAGTCCAAACGACCTCGGTAGCTACGGCGCCGTGGCCTCGGTTCGTCCAGATCGGACTCGATCGAGCTACTCCAACGAGAAGTCGATCATCGCCTCGATCTACACCCGAATCGCCATCGACTGCGCGGCCATCGAGATCAAGCACGCTCGCATGGACGATCAGGACCGATATTTGGAGGACATCGACAGCGGTCTGAACAACTGTCTGACGGTGGAGGCCAATGTCGATCAGCCGGCGAGCGCATTCCGTCAGGATCTCTTCATGACGCTCTGCGACAAGGGATATTTGGCGGTGGTCCCCGTCGACACCTCCCTCGATCCGCGAAACTCGATGTCCTGGGACATCCTGACCATGCGGGTCGGCGAGATCGTGAAGTGGCACCCCCGACACGTTCGGGTCAGCCTCTACAACGACATCAAGGGCATCCGTGAGGAGCTGACGCTTCCCAAGACCACGGTGTCGATCATCGAGAACCCGCTCTACGCCATCATGAACGAGCCGGACTCAACTCTTCAGCGACTCATCCGGAAGCTCAACCTCCTGGACGCGGTTGACGAGGCATCCGCTTCGGGGAAGCTCGACCTCCTGGTTCAGCTGCCGTACACCATCAAGTCGGAGACCCGTCGACAGCAGGCTCAGTCCCGCCGAGACGACATCGAGTTCCAGCTGAAGGGGTCGAAGTACGGCATCGCCTACATCGACGGCACCGAGAAGGTGACCCAGCTCAACCGGCCTTCGGAGAACAGTCTCCTGGGGCAGATCGAGTACCTGCTCAAGATGCTCTACGGGCAGCTCGGGATCACCGAGGAGGTCATGAACGGGACGGCCGACGAGTCGACCATGATCAACTACCAGAATCGGACGATCAAGCCAATGGTGCGTGCCGCCGTTGAGGCCATGAAGCGAACCTTCCTGACCAAGACCGCGCGCTCACAGCGGCAGTCGATCGTGTACTTCAGGGACCCGTTCGCGCTGGTTCCGCTCCAGCAGATGGCCGAGGCCATCGACAAGCTGGCTCGCAACGAGGTCATCACCTCGAACGAGGGCCGTCAGGCCATGGGTATGCGTCCATCGAAGGATCCGAAGGCCGATCAGCTGGTCAACTCGAACATGCCCAACGACAAGACGGGCGTGGCGCCACCGGGCGGAACTGCTCCGCCAGAACCAACAGCAACCGACCCGGAGACTCCGACGTCGAACGCAACAGAGGAAGGAGAAAGTCAAAATGGGAGCTAACACACCCGATTTCAGCGGTTGGGCGACCAAGGCCGGCCTCCAGTGCTCCGACGGTCGTACGATCACGAAGGACGCATTCAAGGAACAGGACGGCACGCGTGTCCCCCTGGTCTGGCAGCACGGTCACAACGAGATCGCCAACATCCTGGGCCACGCCATCCTGACCAACAAGGACGACGGCGTCTGGTGCGACGCGTACTTCAACTCGACCGACATGGGCAAGATCGGTCAGGCCGCCGTCCAGCACGGTGACGTCACCGCCCTGTCGATCTACGCGAACAAGCTCGTCGAGAAGAGCAAGAGCGTCCTCCACGGTGTCATCCGTGAGGTCAGCCTCGTGCTCGCCGGAGCCAATCCGGGGGCGCTCATCGACCCGCTGACCATCAAGCACGACGATGGCAGCTACACCGAGCTGGAAGACGCGGCGCTCATCTACACGGGCGACAAGATCATCGTCCACAGCGCTCTCGAGGCCGACGAGCCCAAGGAGGGCGACGAGGAGCAGGTCGAGGACGTCCAGCACGCTGACGAGGACGTGACGGAGGAGTCGGTCACCGACGTTCTCAACACGTACAACGAGAAGCAGCGCAACGTGCTCTACTACCTCATCTCCGAGGCGGCCAAGCCCTCCGTGGCGAAGCACTCGGACGACGAGGAGGACGCCCCGACGGGCGAGGAGATCAATGAGGTCGTCCACTCGATGGACGAGCGTCAGCAGAAGGTGCTGACCCTCCTGGTCGGGGCTGCGATGCAGCACGACGACACCGACGCCGCGACCGCGGCTGACGACACCACCGGGGCAGACGCTTCCGGTGACACCGCCGACGACACCGCGGCACACTCAGGCACTGAGGAAGGAACCACCATGACCAAGAACGTGTTCGAGGACAACGACGGCCTGCAGCACGCCGCGGGCGCTCGCTCCGGCACCAAGCTCTCCAAGGACGAGCAGAAGAAGATCCTCCACGGGGCGTTCCGCTACGGCGGCATCAAGCTCTCCGAGGCCGTCGAGAACTTCGTGAACGACAGCGACACGCTGCAGCACGGCGTCGAGGCGATCGAGACCCTGTTCCCGGACGCCAAGAACGTCACCAACACGCCCGAGTGGCTGACGCGCCGGACCGAGTGGGTCGGCCGGGTCATCCAGGGCACCAAGCACGTGCCGTACAGCCGCATCTCGAGCTCCACGGCGAACCTGACCCTGGACGAGGCGCGAGCCAAGGGTTACGTCAAGGGCAACTTCAAGAAGGAGCAGTTCTTCAAGATCGCGAAGCGGAAGACCGGCCCCACGACCATCTACAAGAAGCAGAAGGTCGACCGGGACGACGTCCTCGACATCACCGACTTCGACCTCGTCGTCTGGATCAAGGGCGAGATGAAGTTCATGCTGGAGGAGGAAGTCGCGCGTGCAGTCCTGCTCGGTGACGGCCGCTCGGCGGACGACGACGACAAGGTGGACGAGGAGTCCATCCGTCCGATCGCCACCGACGAGGAGCTGTTCGTCACCCGCGTGTACGTCGACGACTCCGTCAGCGACTACAAGCCGGCCAACACCATCAAGCTGCTGGTCAAGAACCGGCGCCACTACCGTGGGACGGGCAACCCGACGCTCTTCACCTCGGAGACCTTCCTGTCCGACATGCTCCTCATCGAGGACGGGGTCGGCCGGCGGATCTACAACAGCCCGTCCGACGTCGCCGCGGCCCTCCGGGTCTCGGACATCGTCACCTGCGAGCTGCTCGACGAGCCGACCACGGACGTCGTGGCGGTCATGGTCAACCTGCAGGACTACACCATCGGCGCCGACCGCGGCGGCGACGTGGCCCTGTTCGACGACTTCGACATCGACTACAACAAGCTGACCTACCTGATC